ATTTATATTTATAGCTTTATTTTTTGCAATTAATGTTAATGCACAAATACTAAAAAAAGTATTTAAGTATTCAACTTTATATGCTGCATACACACAAACAAACTCTATACAACCACAAAAAACATTTTACGTAACACAAAGCAGTGATTTAATAGAAACCACACGCAGAAACCCAGCAGATGAAATAAGGACAATAGGGTTTAGAAAACTAGCTTTTTTTGGCTATGAGGATAAAGAAAGATTTTATGATGGCTCAGAACAAAACAATTCTATAAACTCTAACATAGGAAACGTTAAAGGACTAGAGTATTTATTTGAATATCAAAAAGGAATACA